GACCTCTTATTACATCTCTGATTAATATTATAATAGCGATAGAAATTACAAGAAGGGGTCTAGGACTAATTATTTTAATAATTTGATACCAGACTATAGACAAATTGGCTTCGGGGTCTGAGAAGCAATTATATGACCCCTCGCATAATTAAAGAAGGGGGATTGAAAAGCGGTCTTAGGGGGATGATTACATCATCTTAAAAGGAGGGGAATATTATAGTTTATTATTATTATTATTTATTAACTATTAGTTTATAATTAATTATATTATTAAACTATTATTAATTATTATTTAATTATTATTATATTATAATTATTATTATATATTATTAATTATAATTATTAATAATTAATTATTATAGGGTAACATAAATTATGTAAATTGTCAAGAACTATTTATATGTAATAATTCCACTTTTATTAAAGACAAACTATTTAGCCTTGTATAAATATTATTCTTGACAAGAACTCTTTGTTGTGGTATAATTAGTGTATGGATGATAATTTAAATATCGAAATCCTTGCTGCGGAAGAGGAGAAGTCTCCCTCAAAACGTCGAGGTGGAAAACGAGTTGGTGCTGGTAGACCATCCCTTGTTCGTGAGAATAAAGAGAGGATTGCTAATGGACTTGCTCCAATCCCCTTGAAACCACATAAACCTCGCAAGTTTAAAAGTAATGCCACTTTGCCTGTAAGTAAAAAGCAAAGGAATCAAGAAATCCTAGCAGAGATGCTTGGCAGGAAAAGTAAGAACATTGTTCAGAAAGTGCTAGATAAAGCTTTGAACGATGAGGATGAAGATCAAATGGCTTGTCTTAAACTGGTAATGGATAGAATCTTGCCAGCAGACTATTTAGCTAAAGCCAAAGGGAAGAGTAATGCCATTTCGATTACAATTAGTGGAGTGGGTGAAACCACAGTGATTGGACACGAAGAACCTGATGACATTTATGATGCTGAGATTATAGAAGAAGATGGCGAAGAATAACTTTACTCCCTACACTGTAGCTAAAACTAAGCAAGCCTATCCCTCTTTAATGGATTCAGCACAAGCTGCAGGAGGGTTAGCAGAAGCCACTTATCCAGCTAATGAGCAATGGCAAGGTAGGGGAGATGCTTTAAGACACATCCTATGGCAAGCTTTAGTTGCTAAAGGGCATAATCCTGCTATAGCAAATGCTGCAGGACAATGGCATGAACTTGATTTAGGGGACTACCTAAGAAACTATTTACACACAGCAGCCTCAGATCAAACTCCAGTAGAGAAGGCACAAGATTTATATAATAATGCTTTGGGTAGAGAAATTGCTGCAAAGGCAAAGAATATGGATGAACTCTACACTCTTGCTAAACAATATGTTGATACTGGTAAAGCTAAGTTCTTAACACCAGATGAATTAAATTATGAAGCTAATTTAAGAGAAGCTCAGAAAACAATGGACCAACAAGGTTCCCCTTATTAATGGCAGATTTAAATGTTAAGTTGCACCAAAAACAACTTGAAATCTTTAATGACAAACATCGTTTTAGAGTAGTTGCTGCAGGTAGACGTTTTGGTAAGAGTAGACTTGCTGCTTGGATGCTTTTAATTGAAGCTTTAAAGAGTAAGAATAAAGATGTGTTCTATGTAGCTCCAACCTACCAACAAGCTAAAGACATTATGTGGGGTGTGCTAAAAGAGTTAGGGCATGAAGTGATTGCTGCAGCTCACGAGAATACTTCTGTCTTGACACTGATGAATGGTCGTAAAATTTATTTAAAAGGGGCTGACCGCCCTGACACACTTCGTGGTGTTGGTTTAGCCTTCTTAGTAGTCGATGAATATGCCGACATTAAGGCAAACGTGTGGGAGCAAATTTTAAGACCAGCTCTTGCAGATGTACAGGGTGGTGCCGTATTTATTGGAACCCCTAAAGGCAGAAATCATTTCTATGAAATGTTTAAATATGGGGAAACTGGTAAAGATGCAGAATGGACTTCCTTTCATTATACGTCTTATGATAATCCGCTTATCCCAGCCAAAGAAATTGAAGCAGCCAAATCCTCAATGTCAAGTTTTGCATTTAGGCAAGAATTTTTGGCTTCCTTTGAAGCAGCCAGTCGAGACATCTTTAAAGAAGACTGGATAGTAATAGATGATGAAGAGCCTAAAGATGGACGTTACTTCATCACAGTTGACTTGGCTGGATTTATTAATGTAGATAAAGAGTCTGGCAATAAAAATAAGAAGCTAGATGAGACAGCCATTGCTGTAGTAAAAGTACATGATGAGGGTTGGTGGGTAGCAGACATCAAACATGGTAGATGGGATATCAAAGAGACTTGCTCTCAGATTATGAGTGCTGTAGTTGAATATGAACCTGTAGCTGTTGGAATTGAAAAGGGAAGTTTAAAAAATGCAGCTCTACCTTATCTCACTGACCTTATGCGTAGGCACAATCACTACTTCCGCATTGATGATGTCACTCATGGCAATCAAAAGAAAACAGATAGAATCGTCTGGGCTTTGCAAGGTAGATTTGAACACAAGAAAGTAACACTTAATTATGGTAGTTGGAATAATGAGTTTATTGATCAATTAGTAAACTTTCCAAACTCAATGTTGCATGATGACTTAATTGATGCTTTAGCTTATATTGATCAAATTCAAGTTGTAGAGTATTTTCAAGATTATGAAGAAGATGAATATGAACCAATGGATGCAATAACAGGATATTAAATTATGAAAATACAAGATACAGGAATGGATGCTTGTCCTCTTCCGTTACAGAGTAATAGTTTAAATATTAAAAACCATCTTCATGCTATTGAGCATAAAGGATTGGGTCCAGCAAATCCTACAATTCCTAATAATGAGTTTTGGCAAGATAAGGCAACTAAATGGAATGTAGAAGAAGGAGATGCTCGTGGTCGTCTTTGTTCCAATTGTCGTTTCTATGTTAATGCTTCTTTTATTAAACAATGTATTGATGCTTATCCTGTTAAGGATTTAAAAGCTTCAGCCCTTCCCCTTACACCTAAATGGAAAGATATAGAGAGTAAGCCACAAGCTTATTGTACTCTTCTAGATATTACATGCTCACCCGTTCGTACATGTGACTTCCAACAAATGGGTGGTCCAATTGATGATGCTAAAATGCGTCTTCCTGAATTTAAAAATATACTAACTGAGGATAAAGATGAGTAATCCACTTGTAGATTGGCTTAATGAATATTTAGATGAATGGCGAGACCATCGTGATTCAAATTATTTAAAAGACTGGCAAGAGTATGAACGTCTCTGGCGAGGAGTTTGGGCTGCAGAAGACTCTAGTCGTAACTCAGAACGTAGCCGTATTACTTCACCAGCTTTACAACAAGCTATTGAAAATCATACAGCAGAGATTGAAGAGGCTATCTTTGGTCAAGGGGATCATCTCTTTGAAATTGAAGATGACATGCAGGATAATGACCCTCGTGATGTTGAGTATTTACAACGCTATATGAAGGAAAATTTTAAGAAAACTAAACTTCGTAAAGCTATTGGTGATGTAACTCTTCTTGCTTCTGTTTATGGTACTGGTATTGGTGAAATTATCCTAAAGAAAGTAAAACAACTTTCTCCAGCCACTCAACCTATGCCTGGACTTGATGTTTCAGCAATTGGTGTTGAAAGCAAGGATAAAGTAATTGTAACTCTTAAACCAATTAGCCCTCAAAACTTTATTATTGATCCAAATGCCACTTCAGTGGATGATGCTATGGGTGTTGCCATTGAGGAATTTGTATCTGCACATGCTGTAGCTCAAAAAATTAAAGAAGGTGTCTATAAAGATGCTGATATTAGTGATGATGCTACTCCAGATAAAGATTTAGAGGCAACATGGCTTGATGATGAATATAATGATGATAAAATTAAAATTGTTCGTTATTATGGGCTTATCCCTCAAGTATTACTAGATAATGCAGATAATGATGAGTTTGTAAACATCTTAGAAGATGATAAACAGTCTGATTTGCTAGAAGAGTATGGTGATTTAGTAGAGGCTATTGTTGTCATTGGTAATGGTAAACTCCTCAAGGCTGAAAAAAACCCATACATGATGCAAGATCGTCCTGTCGTAGCTTATCAAGATGATTCAGTACCTAATCGTTTTTGGGGTAGGGGTGTGGCTGAAAAAGGTTATAATATGCAAAAGGCTATTGATGCTCAATTGCGTAGCCACATGGATAGCTTATCCTTAACTTCAGTACCTATGATGGCTATGGATGCTACTCGTCTACCTCGTGGTTCTAAATTTGAAGTAAGACCAGGTAAATCTATTTTAACTAATGGCAACCCTAATGAAATCTTAATGCCATTTAAGTTTGGTAATACGGATTCAAGTAATATTGATATTGCTAATTTATTTGGTAATATGCTTTTACAAGCTACTGGCACTTTAGATAGTGCAGGGTTACAAACTAATCCAGCAGGAGCTGGTGAGATGTCTGTAGTGCTTTCTTCCATTATTAAAAAGAATAAACGTACTCTAGTCAATTTTCAAGATCAATTCCTCATCCCATTTATTGAAAAAGCTGCCTATCGCTTTATGCAGTTTGATCCAGAAAACTTCCCAGTGAAAGATTACAACTTTGTAGCTTCTAGCTCATTGGGCATGTTAGCTCGTGAAGTAGAACAGTTACAAATGATTAACTTGATGAAGACATTAGGTCCTGATAGTCCTATTGTTCCTATTTTGATGCAAGGTGTTATCCATAATAGCTCACTTCCTAATAAAACTGATCTATTATCTCAATTGACTAAGGCTTCACAACCAGATCCACAGGCTCAACAAGCTCAACAACAAGCACAACAAATACAAATGGGACTTATTCAAGCTCAAGCAGCCGATTTTGCTGCAAGTGCTCAGAAAAAACAAGCAGAAGCCCAACAAGTAATGGTTGAAACTCAACTTGCTCCAGAAGAAAGCAAGACTAAACGAGTTGCAGCCCTATCTACTAACCTAAGTAATCAAAATGGGACAGATGACTTCACTAAACGTGCAAAAATTGCTGAATTAATGATTAAAGAGAAAGAAATTAATCTTAAAGAACAAGATTCTGCTAGAAATGCTGATATTGTAAAACTTCAAATGACTAATAAAGGAACTAAGTAATGGCAAAAATTCAAGGAAGTGTTGGTAGTGTACAAGGTATCTACGATAATGGTGGAAATCTTATTGGTTTTTCTAACCCATCCCAACCAGGGGATGGTATAGATGTTAGTATAGGAGGAAGCACCTCTTTTACAGCAGCTACTTTACAAAAAGTAAATAAATTAAAAGCACTAATAGCTTCTGCTAAAAATAATAATTTTGCAGAATTATCTCCTTGGGCTTTACCTACTTTATGGGTTACAGGAACTACATATTATTCAGGAGATTTTGTTCGTAATTCTTTAGGTGATTTATACCAATTACATCCTAATCAAACCTCTGCAACTTCAGGAGCAACCCAACCTACTCATAGAGATACTTCTGGTGTATATGATGGTGGTGGAACTTCTGGTTGTCTATGGTTTTATAGAGGAAAAGCTACTGCTGTAGATACAACTAATCCTCATTTTGGAAACCCTCCTACATCTTATGCAGATACTATGAATGGTTATATGTCATGGTTTGGGGATAACCCTGCTTTTAGTGCAACAGCTTGTACAATAACTGGAAGTGTATTAACAGTAGGTGGAACAATTACAGGAGCTATTTACCCTGGAACTCCTTTGTCTGGAGCAGGGCTTCCTTCTGGTCTTATGGTTCTATCTAATGGAACAGGCACAGGAGGAGCTGGTACTTATAATTTAAACCAAACAGCATCTATTGCA